CGGGCTGTTCTCCATGTCGCCGTTGGTGGCTGGTGAGACGAACGTTTCCTTGTCGGCGAACCCCATGAACAAGTCAACCATCTTCATAAGTTCAGGGATGTGGCTGTCGATGGTGATGTTGCGCACTGCCGGAGTCGCTGCCGCTTGACCGTCGCCCTCGCGGTACCACACCTTGAACGGCTTGACGCCCTTCGTGTCTTGGTCGAGACGGAGCAGGTCGACGTTCACTTCAAGCTGCGGGCCGCACGTGACCGACGCGTTGTCGATGAGCATCCGGGTCGAGGCGCACACACCAAGCTGGCTGTCGCGGCAGATCGGCGGCAGGCCGCTGCCCATCAGGTTGACCTCATCCTCCTCGAACACGAACTCGTGGTACATCTGCACGCCGTCGGGGAACGGGTCGGCAGCGGCCTTGATGACCTCGCCGTCGACCATCCAGATCGTCGCCCGCGTCTCATCCGACAGCTTGTTGTCCGCGACCTGCACGCCCGCCGCGCGAAGCTCGTGACCGAACACGTAGCCCCAGTATTCGATGACCTCGAACTTGCGCCCGTTGTCCTTGACGTTGTTGGCCCCGCCGAGCACCTTGAGTTCCGACTCGTATGTCTCGCGCCGGTAGTTGCCGTCTTGGTGCGTTTCGAGGTACCGCTTCACCCGGTCGCCGAGGAAGTCGCTGCGGTCAGCCAGCTTGCGCAACTGGTGCCGGCTGAACACGTGGCGCTGGAACTGGCCGTCCATCTGTGCGAAGGTCTTGGCTGCCATGTCGGGGTAGTAGTCCCAACACGGCACGTGCTCGTAGTACGGGCGCAGCACGTCCTCCTCACTGACCATCACGCCCGAGGCGGTGATCTGGTAGACGCCCTGACGACGGCTCACCGTCATCGGCCCCTTCAGGATGCCCGGGCCGTAGAGCACGGCGGAGAAGATGACCTTGCGCACGAGGGCCACGTAGTCCATCGCGGCGCTGCCGCCAATGTCCATGAGTTGATCGTCGATCTCCTCCTCCATCTTCTCAGCCATGATGGAGGCGGCTTTCTTCAGGATGCGGTCGAGTTCCTTCTTCGTGATCTGCGCGTTCGGGTTCGACTGCGCCCACACGTCGAGCACCTGCTGCACGGTGTTGGCGGCGAACGTCGGTGACTTGCTGGCCTGAAGCCCCCAGTTCTTTTCGGACGTGGGGAACAGCAGCGCCATCAGGCGGGACACCATGCTGACGACCTTGATCCGCGTCAGCTTCGGGTAGGCCCGCGAGCGGTCAGGCTCGATCTTCTCCAGAATCTCCGGGTCGTACTGGCCGAGGTACTGGCGCAGGTTGCGGAGCCACTGCACCTCAACCTCGCGGCGCTCCCGCTTGTAGTCGTTGAACCGCGTGACCAGTCGGACGCCGAGCGCCTTCAACGCGTTGTCGTCGATCTGGAGCGGTAGCTCTGCGGTGGGTGCTGCTGTTTGTGGTTGAGCCATGTCAGTCCCTAAAAGGCGTAGGAGTTTGCGAATCGCGGTATTGTAAACCCGCCCTTGCGTTTCTGTGCGTCACGCTGCGATTCGCGGAGGAACCCCATGCACATGTACTGGTTCGCGTCGTGGCAGTTGGATACGAGAATACCGTTCGCGTAGAACACGTGAGCGGACTCAACGGTTAGGTCGTACACGCGAACGCGTTGCTCCAGATACCTTCGCGCCGCAAGCCGCACTACATGCCTGTTGCTTTGAGTGCTTGTTGCAGACGAACCCCCCTCCGCAATGCGCGCAGGTTCGCGGCTCGTTATCGACCCCGGAGGCGCGCCGAGCAGCGGATTGGCACGCGGCGGAGCAGAACCCTCGCTTCGCTTTGCTCCGTTTGCCGGTGAATGTTCCCCCACAATGCACGCACGTACGCTTCTCGTCAGGCAGGCTTGCAGCCACCGCCTTACCGTGCACAGCGTGCCACTCGCGGCCCTCTGCGGATCGGTGCCACGCTTTCGCGGCTTCTTGTGCAGCTTTGATACCTCGCAGTAGGGTAGGGTCGCCGGCGTCGACCCTGAGCCGCGCGTGGTAGGCGGCGTGCTCTTTGCGGGGGAGACACCGGAGGTTACCGATGGCGTTGTTCCCCCGGTCATGGTCGACGTGGTGGACATCGTATCCGTCCGGTATAGGGCCGTCGTGGTGTACCCACACCGCTCGGTGGAGGTACCTCTCCCCACGCACGTTTTTACCCGGCGCAGCAACCAAGTAACCGCTCGGTTTGCGGTAGAACCTAACCCCCTCGAACTCGACGTACACGGCGTTTCCTTGTTACTAAACAGTACGTCAGTATACTGCACCGCGTCTGCGCGCACAACCCCGCGCGCAGTTATGAACGGGTGGTCAGGCGTGCACCGTAGTGATGTACCGTCGGAGAACACCATCTCTACCGTGGCGTCTGCTTCCGAGTTCATCGTCGCGGTGACCCGCTGCTGGCCCCCGTGGGTAAGTACCACGTCGCCCGGCATCAACCGTTCTATCGCCCGGCTGCCGGTTGGGGTTGCCACCAGCGTCCCTGCGACAAAGCAGTGGCTGTAGAAGTTCTTCTCCGGGCTGTCCCCGGTCACACCCTTCTGGTTCACTGGGTAGCGGTACCCCGAGGTGAACCCACGGATCAGCGTCTTGCAACTCGGGTCTACCAGATACGCCGGGCCTACCTCGGTCAACCGCGTCAGGTACTCCTCGACCGCGCCGAGCCGGTCAGTTAAGGTGTTACTGTACGCTGGTTTAACACGTACGCCAAGCTCCTCCTCCAACACTTGTTTGACACTTCGCTCATCTGTCTGCGCCCGTTGGGACACCGCCGGATCGGCGAGCACCAGCAGGTTGGCGTGCGGGAAGGTACTGTTTAGTAGGGGCTTGACCTTCTCGCGGCAGAACCGCTTGGCCCCCATGTTCTCGCTGACCAGTTCACGCATCACAAGCACGCGCCCGTTCGAGTCCTGCTGGCCAAAGATGGCGGCGGGGGTCAACCCGGCGTCGAAGCCCATGACCACAGGCAGGTGGGGGTTGTAGATCAGCGGCGACCGGGCGATGTGAAGCTCCGGGTTGAACGTCCTGAACACCGGCTTGCCGCGCAGGGAGTAGCCCCACTTGACCTCGATGAACTGCTTCACCCACGCAGCGGACTTACCCACCATCAGGTTGTGGTAGTAGCCGTGCCCGCCGGGCAGGTTCTCGATGTTCTCGGCCTGCGGGGTGAACCCACTCGGCTGCTCGAAGTAGCCTAGATTCTCCGGCTTCTCCTCGTACAACCAGTTGTACCACCAGTCATCTTCATTGCCCGGGTTAGAGGCTCCCCACATTCCCCACCACGTCGGCCCGCCGTCTTTCGCGGAGGGGTACCGACCACAGCGGGCGGATAGAGCTTCAACGATGGCCTTTGGTATCTCGACAAACTCGTCAAGGATAGCGCCTGTGACCTCAAGAGAGAGGACTCGATGCACGTCATCAGCCGTGTCAAGTGGACGAAAAAGGACTTCCGCATAGATGTCATCAAACTTGAAAATGAACTTGTTGTCGGTCACGCGCCACTCCCCGGCCTCACCGGGTTTGAACCACGTGAAGAATGAGTTGAGGGTCGTGTCCTTCAACTGCGGCAAGGTGTTACGGACGACGACCCAACGTGTGCGCCGGATGCCATCAGGCCCGGGCTTCTGCCGTGCGGCGTGGTACAGAATCTTGAACAGGATGCCCGTTGTCTTTGAGCTGTTGTGGTGTATCGCCCCGTCGACGGTCACGTAGTTCTCCGTGCCGTCGACCTGCATGTCCCAATACGCCTCCTTGACGCCGAGGCGGGTGATGGATAGTATGGGCCGGTCGGTTGTCGTCAAACTACTAGGAGCCTTAAATGCCCGCACCAAACCTCGAACTGATCGCCCGAGTCCGCGAAGTAGCGGACGGAACCCGCACCTCGGCGGAGATTGCGTCCCTCGTTGGGATAGCCCCACGGCACGCCCGAAAGATTCTCCTGAAACATGACCTGCCCCGGCTTGGCGAAGGGGGCCGTCGAGGGGGCGGCAACCACCAGTTTGTGAGTGGGCGTAGGATAGCGACGACGGGGTACGTGAAGGTAACCCCGCCAGAAGGGCACCCCACTGCGATACGCCGGCCCGGACGCGCGGCAGGAGTGATCCTAGAACACCGCTACGTGATGGAGCAGTCGCTCGGTCGGTATCTTCTTCCGACAGAAATTGTCGACCACGTTGACGGTTTAACGCTGC